GTTAATAATCCCCCTATAAATGTCTTTGTCTCCTCCGACTGGTCGTTGAAGTATCTTAGAAATTGACCAGCCTTTACGTATTTGAGATTTAAAAGTTGATTTATTTATTTTAAAATGCTCTGCCCATTTTGCCATTGTTTTAATCTCACCTTTGTATTTAATCAACTTATTGTTTCTTCGGTTATTTTGTTGAACTGACCACGAAGACCAATGACAGTTTTCTTTAGAGTAACCCTTGTTATTATCTATTCTGTCTAATGATTGACCCTCTGCTTTATCTCCCATATCCCTAATAAAGTTTTCAAACTTATCCCAACTAGTAGAGACTGTTATTCCACGACCACCATAGTCTTTATAATGTCTGTTCTTGGGGTTATTGCACCTGTTTTTCATTCCTCCCCATACTTGATAAACTTTAGTATTAGTCATTCCGTGTGTTACTTGTTGCCCAGCTCTGCCTCTTTTTACGCAACCACAAGAATATGTCTTGCTAGCCCGAACCGAGTAGCCACTTCTTATTATCTTATTTCCACAAACACATAAGAACTCCCACATAACATCTCCACTACTGCATCTTTCTTTTAATTCAGATATTGCTGTTAACTTGCCAAAAGTTAACCCAATCATATTTATAAAATTATATTTCATATAACTTCATTATATCAGGCATAACTTACTTATGCAACTCCATAACGCTCGGAACTAACTTTTGTATTCGTTTTATTGTTTCTTCGTGGGTCATATTATTTAATTAGAAAACCTTGCAATCTCTGTTTTCCACTTGCACCGGGATGCATCAGTAGCATATCCCCTTTGCCTGTCAGCTTCTCTGCTCCTGACTCTCCAATAATAACTTCGCTATCGACATGCGATGCCGTTGTCAGTGCTATTCGTGTTGGGAAGTTGGCTTTAATTAATCCAGTAATCACATCCACGCTTGGGCGTTGGGTTGCTATGATCATGTGGATACCGACCGCTCTCGCCATCTGTGCTAGCCGTATTATCATTTCGTCCACCGCTAAGTCTTCAGTAGTATCTAGCTCCTCTAGGTTTACTTGGCGCCCTCGTTTTGCTTCCTGCTTTGCGAATTCTTCTACAAACTTTTTATTTGCGATTTTCTTCAGCGCGCCTTTACCTTTCTTTTGTTTTTCAGTTTGTTTGCTCTGCATCATAAGGTCAGCGAATTCGTCAATCACTACCACGATGTAGGGCATTCCTCCTGATATTTTTTTGTGATATTCTCCGATGTCTCGTACTGCTTGTTTTTCCAGCACCTCGTAGCGTCGCTCCATTTCTTCTACCAAGGTTGCGAGGGCCTTAGTAGCTCCAGTGTATTCGTATATTATTTTTTTACCTTTGAGATGTGGGATGTTTTTAAATGCCACCAGTTCTACTCGCTTCGGGTCTATCAGCACCATCTCCATTTGGCTTGGTGTCATTTGCTTCTTTAGTGCGGTTATAATGGTGTGGAGCAGTATGCTTTTTCCGCTTCCGGTTGATCCTGCGATCAGCAAGTGTGGCATCTCGTTGAGTGCTATCCTTACTACCTCTCCGTGTATGTCTACTCCAATCGGTAGCATTAGAGTCTTTGGTGTCAGGTGCTTCTTTTCTAGGTGTATTATTTTGCGATCTGCGGTCGGCACCTCTATGCCTATAAGCGACGTTCCGGGGATCGGTGCTAGTATCCTGATATCTGTCTTTGCTTCTATCGCACGTGCTATGTCATCTTTGTGTTTTTTAAATCTATTCATTGATATGCCGGCGCTCACTTTAAATCGGTACTGTGTTACGCTCGCTCCCACCTTAGTCTCTACCGGCTCGATCGGTATTCCGAATTCTGCCATTCGGAGTTTTATCTTTTCTTCAGGTGCGAGGTATTGGTTTTCTATTTTATCTAGTCGGCTTGAGACAAACTTTCGACTTACCAATGCCACATCTTTTACTTTGTGCATCACCTCAATGTCGCTCATATCCGCATTCAATAACCCCTGCGCATATAGGAGTCCGGCTTGCTCTCCGTCGAATGGATCGCTTAGGTTTGGTAGGTATATGCTGTTTGGGTTGCTTACAAATTTTACAACGTCAGCGTATAAGTTTGTGAAAATAATATCATATGGCTCATGGTCTAGTGGTATCACGTAGTCTCGGATCTGTGGGCTTCCGTCTTTGTTTATGCTCCTTTTGATTTCTCTAAAAACCACCCTAGTCGCTTGGATGTCCTTGGTGGCTTTCACTAGGTAGTCTAGGAACTTCGCCTGTATGATTTTGACGTAGTCTTCGTATGGCTCTCCGTCGTCGTTGGTGTAGTTCGTGAAGCTCTTTGTGAATTTGGCATCCACTATTTCGTATTTGCCCTCCTCGTATTCGTTTATTAAATCCGGCACTCCGACTGCTGGAAGTGGGAACACTTGCCCGTCGTGGTTTTTTATCTCTGCCTCTAGGCGCTCCTCACAGCATGTGATGTTCCGGTAGGTTGGCTCGTATTCAAAGTAGAGACGCATGGTTTTATGGTAATCCTGCAACATGCTCTCTCGGCTCCCGGTCTTCCCGTATTTTATCCATCCATCATCGACAGTGTTCAGGTAGTCCATGCCGACCTTGATTGCTTCTTCTCTGCGCTCTATGATGTCTGCTGGTACTGGTAGGTCTTTATTACCTCCGTAGTAAAATTTTAGGGCTTCGTGGCCCGATCTCCCTATCATTGCACTCACTCCCATCTTGGAGTCGTACACTCCGAGGATCTGTTTGAGCTTGAAGATCAGAGGGTTACGAAGTAGCTGGGTGAGTCCTGAGTAGGACAGTTTATTAATAGGCATGTGTATGCTTTTGACTTCTTCTTTTGGTGTGTTGTTATCCATTTTAATAATTTTTAATAATTTCTAGTAATATCTACATTTTACTCTCTTATTAACCCTTGTCAATTCTTGGAGTGGATAACTTCAGCATCTTTTGGAAGTGTTTCTTTAGCTCTGCTCCAGTCTGAATGCCTATGCCGTACTTTTTAAAAAAAGGATACAAACCCATCTTAAAGTGGATCAAATCTATAAACATCTCATTGATCCTGTCTTCGGTTATTTCCTTTGCTTCTATCATTTACTTTCCCCTACGTGAAACGTTTCTAAAAATTTGGACTTTTGTACCGTCGTTTTTCCGCAACCCTGTTCTCATAGGGTGTCCGGGTGGTAGTTCTGCTCCACAAGTGGAGCAGTGCGCTCTCTCTTTTTTCTTAGCTTTTCCTGTTGTAATTTTCATATTCTTTTTTGGTTATAAATAAAAACGTAGTTTATCTCATGTCTTCTTCCTCGTCTGGATTCTCCGGTGGCACAAAGCCATCATCGCCATTCGACTCGTCTTCAGGTATCACGTCTGTCGCTGGTGTGTGGAAGCTCTTTCCTACTGCTGAGCCCCCTGCGTCGACCCGTGTCTTCTCTAGTCCCTCTCCGTCATTGTCCACCTCGATAGCTTTCTGTAGCTCCATGGTCTTCGGTAGGAGTTTTGCCATCTGTAATAGGCAGGTCTTCTTCCACATCCATAGTTCCGGATCCTTATCGCTATTCCATGGTGAGTCCTTGGTTGCCTTGGCTTTGGAGAGTTCTTTGAAGTCCATGATGTCTTCCTTGCTCATGACTTTGAATACTCGTCCTCCGGTTGTCGTCTGAGCTACTGCGTAGACTCCGATCGGTAGCCCTTTCTTCTCTCCGAATTTGGTTGGGATGTGTTCTAAATGTGTCTCCAAGCCCTCGGTATATTCGAAGTGTTCGTTGTCGTAGACTATAATCGCTGAGATACTTTTGACCTTGCCAGTGCGCCATAGCAGAGTAATGATTCCTTGATAGCCGAGTTGCATCTTGGCTTCTCGTCCGTAGGGTATTATGTACGCTTCGCCTGAGACTCCGCTTGGCATAAATCTAAAGGACGCAACTTGCACGAATGCAGAAAGGAGTGATATGCGATCGCAATCTAGGAGCTTTGGTACTTTGCGTACGTAGTCGACTGCTGCGGTTTTAAATGCTAGAGCTTCTTGCTCATTGCCTCGGTAGTAATTAGTGACCGTCTTTATAAATTCTCCCTCCATGTTTGCGCGTAGTATTTCTATTGGTACTGGTGGTCTTTTGTTTTGATTGGTTGTAACGTGTGTATTTTCCATATGTGTTGCTATTAATTTTTTAATAAATTCGACTTATTCTTTTCTTTTGATGCTGATCTTCGGAGGGCGTTGGTTGGTTTGTACTATCTTCGCACGTATCTCCGGGCTTATGAGTTTGTCCTTGACCAGTTTGTCGATCGCTTCCACGTCAGCGAATGTCTGTGTCTGTGGAGTTACGGTTACTTTGAAGTCGTTGTTTTCTATTCCAATTCCTGCTTCTGCTACGTCGTCTCGGAGTTCATTCTCTGCATCTATTCTATTATTGCAAGCACGAGAGTTTGGTGTCCGTCAAATACTGCGAGGTGTTTTTGCTTATAGTCTTCTAGTGCTTCGAACGCTTTGGTGTATTTTTCTAGTGATTTTTGTGTTGACATATTTTTTTAATTAATTTTTATTAATTCGACCATTTCTCTAAAACTGCACCGTCCTTGTCTGTGAATGATCCTGATGCAATGATTATCATGTCTACCAATACCCATATGCCTGTTACTATCATTCCAAAAAAGGTTAGAGTTATCAAGAGCATGGCGATTCCTGTGCTGGTCTTTCCTACATAAAATCTATGCACTCCTAGCATGCCTAAAAACCAGCACAAGAGCAGTGCTACTAGTCTGAGCTTTTTTGATGTGTGTGTTGCTTTTTCCATTTTGATTTAAAGTCTGACCTTTCCGGCTTCGACTTGGTTAACGAATTTAATAATGTTTGACCCTTTGAAGTGGTACTTTGTCCCTCGGCCTTTGCCTGTGATCGCCGCTTTCAGGATGTTGCTCTTATCCTTGTCGAGGTTGACGACGTTCCTGACCGACCAGAAAGAGTGCGCCCATGGAAACATCTTCGCTCTCACAATGTCTTGCAGGGTGTACCATCCCTCGTTTTTTATCTTTGCTTTAGTCATGTTAATAATTATATACCCTTATTACTTCTTGTCAATTCTTGGAGTGGATACCGGTGGTTTGCCGAGTTTCTTCGTGCATGCTGGAAACTGTTGGCTCCATTTGATCCCTCCTCGGATAATCATTTGCTCAACGATTGCTAGCTGTGTGTCGGGATCCATGTACCCTTTACTTGCGTCTATGCCGTATATTTTGGCGTAGCCGTAAAACGTGCCGGGCTTGAATTGTAGGAGCCCATAGCTTGGCGTGCCATCCGCGTCCTTTTGGTTGACGGCCTTTGGATTACCTGTGCTCTCGCACCATGTCAGCGCTCCGAGCCATGCCCTTTGTTGATAGGAGAGTGGATCTTTTTTGACTACTTCTTTTACAACTTCGACTTTCTCATAGACAATCACTGACTCTGCTGTGTTGTAAATACTTAATGATAAAAGTAATGCTACTACCCCTGCTAGTATGACTAGCTTTATTGTTTTTTTCATTGTTTGTGGGTGTGTGTCCCATGCTTTAATTCTACCATTTTCGCATGCCATTATCCTTCCTTTTTTTTTCCACTGCTCGTTGCTAATACTCCTACGCCATGAGTGGTCTTGAGCTGGTGGCTTTCGTGGTAAGCATTTGAGCTTTATCACACCCTCCTCAATATCCTCCAGCTTTTGGTTGACTGCCTCTCTTTTAATCTGTCCCATATTCGTCGTCTTCTTTCTGCTGACAATGACATAACTCCGACCCTACATTCGCCATGTGTGGCTCTCTGGGGTACACCGCTTCCATTCTACTTACCTCGCCTGTGTCTCCACAATCTTCACAAACGTTTTCTTTTTTTGTGGACTCTATTCTGTTCATGGTATTAATTGGCTTAGGTTACTTAATAATATATTTTTATAAAAATTTATCCATCCGGGTATATCCCTCTCTATTTTAGTATTCTCTTTGTCATTGATCCCATCCGGCAGTTCGTTGTGGACTGCTCCGGCGTGGTTAAGCTCGTCTTCTCTTTGTACCTGCTCTAGTAGTATTCCCTTCATTCCTAGTGGTACCTTTCGGCTTGGGCAGTACTTTCGGAGTGATATGCGTTGCGTCTCCTTGTACTCTGTTTCCATATTAATTTTCATAACATGCTTCTAAAAATTTCGACCTTTCTTCTGTTTCGTTTGGATCCGGTATAGCTCTTTGCATTTCTGTGACGCAGTTGTCATATTTCAAATTCTGCACTGTTATCTCTGCCCTGCTCGGTTTCGAGATCCTAACCCCTAGTCCTATCAATCCAACTATCGCAAACCCTATAATTAATGTACCAACTAGTTTGTTCATTTTGTTTAACCGGTCGGGTGTCTTATGTTGTTTCCCTCGGCTACACATACAGTTTACCCCCCTTATCAATCCTTGTCAATTCTTAACAAGCAAACAAGTGGATAACTCAGACAGCAAAAAAGCCCCTTATTCTAGGGCTTGGTTTTGCCTCCGGAGCGCTATGCTGTCCATAAAGAGAATCATAAGTATGATACTCCCTATCAAAAGGCGGCAACACGACGCCAAAAATAGTTTTATAGACAGCGTGGCGCTCCCGATATATTTTATTATCCCTCGTCGTCTTCGTACTTCCATCCTGCCACCACGTCGTTTGTCCCCGTAGCAGAAGTCAATATCTTTCTAATCAATCCGTAAGCTGTCACTAGCGCACTGATCGCTCCACCGACGTATAGAACAATTTGTGAAACTAATTCCACAGTCTGTTCTAGTGCGGCACTGTCGAGTTGTACGTTTACCAATCCAGCAAACGCCACGACTGCTGGTAGTACTCCAAGGAGCACCCCTTTGATCATAAGTGATAATTTACTTGCGTCTTGTGAGGACAGCAGTATCCAATTCCATGATCTTTTAAATGTTGTCATTGTTTTTATTTATTTAATTCTAATAATGCTCCCGACTTTTTTACATATTAAGTTCTTTAAGTGTGAACTTTCCAACTACGCCATCTCCGACAAGATTGCGTGATAGTTGGAATTTTATTACAGATGCCTTTGTTATATTCCCAAAGTAACCTGTGGTATTTATATTAGAAGGGAAAAATCCTAGTGCTTTCAATCTTATTTGAAGTTGCCTTACCTGCTCGCCCCTAGAACCGAATTTCATTGTTTCAGTGAATATAAAGTTTGCAGGTGGTGTTACAGGTGGTGTTACAGGAGTTGCTTGAGGATCTTCGTACTCGAAGTTCATCGGGTATTTAATCAAGAAGTTTCTAGATTTAAAGAATTCTCTGGTTATGTATCGGACATTTCTACCTCCAAACCACGCAGAGTCCTCTATTTTTAGAACCTCTACTCCATCTTTTAGACCATAGTCCACAGCAGTTACTGAGTGCCTTGATGCTTGACTTAAATAAGGGTTAGTTAAATTGTCTATAACCCTAGGTATTTCTAGACTCCATTCCCTTGAAGTAAAGTAGAACCACACCATTATTCCCTTGCCTGTGGTTTGAATTGTAGAGGCTACCCTATCAAAATCTTTTTCTGTGATAGTGATATAGCCTCCTAGTTTAAAACCTTGAGCCACTGCTTTAGCAAAATTAGATATTTCATAAGGGTCTCCCTCTTGCACTTGATTACTCTTACACACTATATCTAGCGATATTCCTTTATCTTTCCAAATTCCAAAAGCATCATCGCCTATCATTCCGCCACTCGGACTGTTTGAACGATACTTATAAATAGAATTAGGGCTAAACCTCAGTGTTTCTTTTGTCTTTAACCATAGACTAATAAGAGCTAATTTAGCGGTAGTGAAGCTAACACAATTGTGAACACCAACACCATTTGCTATGTAAGAGTTATCATCTTCTACTTCAAAGTTGTAAACATACCCACCTGTGAATCCTTTAATGCTTTCTTTGTTTTGTATTTTTACAAAAAAAGTATCACCTCTTAAAAAAGAAGAGTGAGATCCTTTACTAAATTCTAGTGTCCAAACAGGTTTTTTCCCTTTTTCATCTTTTCTTTTATTTAGAAATGAAAATACATTATTTCTCATTAAGAGAAATTGGACTTGTTTAATCATCTCAAATGATGTACTTACTAAGACAGTACTTTTTGTCAAAGTACTACCGTCTCCATCAATTATACCCTTAACTATTTGCATTTGCAGTATTGGCTCAAGAAACATTAAGCGATGATTTATTTTCTTTTTGTCGCATTTTTCGCCACCCAATTCTGATAATAATTCAGCCCAATACTTACTGTAAACATTAACAGACATTCCTTTATGTTTTGGGGATGTATAACAGTTAACATTTACTCCAGTTTTATTAAAAAATGTTTTTATTCTTTCATAGTAATCAGTTTCTTTTTGATGTAATCCAAAAGTTATAGAACTTCTGTCTGTAGAGTTGATACATCCCTCTGCCATATATAAACCTAATATCCATAAAAATTCAGGATTCTTTTCTATTGAATTTATAGTAGTGTCTCTTACTTCTCTACTTATGGGAACTGAAACCCAGTCATCTTTAGTTAGTTCTTTTGCTTCATAAAACCTAGCTTCTTCGTTATATGGTTTTGCTTGTTTTTTAATTGTTTTTATTGCAAATATTGGATGTTCTTGTGTACATTCTATTTTATCAATCAAACCCTTAACCTTTATTGATTCCATAGTTCCTTGCCACTTTCTCCTAAAGGTTTTTGTTACTTGTTTCTTGTTACCATTATGGGTCATAACAATATCTCCGACTACAACATCTTTTATTTTCTTAGATTTCAAGGAATCCATCAAAATATTGATTGATGATGGAAAGCATTTCAGTGTATAAAATTGATTAAGCTCTGGGAAACTTCTCCATTTTTCAGGTGACTTTTCTATCCAGTCAATAGGAGAAATACCAGCTACAAATTCTTCTTGATTAAAATCTTTGGCTTTCTCTTCCTCTGTTCTTAGATCCGAAGCACCGTTATAGTTGTCATAAAACTGTTCTATCCCTTCTTGTAATTTTTCATTTTCCATATGTATATATATTTAGTTAGTAAGTATAGTTAATTAGTCTAGTTACAGTCCCCCCGTTAGGACTACTCCCGTCCCCCCGTTAGGACTACCCAGTGTTGTTTTTGGGACTGGTTAGGGTAGTCACTTTTTGGGACTAGTTCTAACATCGTTCTGCCTCCCTCATCTTGAAGTTTTATGATCTAAAACTTCAAGATGTTTTCCTAGAAGCTCTATTAATTTTGATGCATTTTGATTAGTTATCTCCATATTTTTTACCATAGTACTAACAGCATCATGAGTCTCTCTAGCTAGTTTCATAGATTCAAACCCTTGCTTATAAAATTCTTTTGTAGATTCGTCTCTACCTTTGAATATATCTATATATTTTTCATTGTCTCTTTTTAATTCTCCGACTTCTTGTATCAAGTTCTCGATGTCTCCTGATTGCTTGTCGACCTTTTTCTGAAGCTCGTTGACAGTTTTATTGAGTATGTCTATGAGCCGGTCTTCACTTCCGTCCACTTCTTTCTTTCTCTCCCTTGATCTCTTATCAAACAATCCATATATCGCTACTGCTCCAAATACAAAAATCGTCAGGACTGAGATCCATCCTATAAAAGTACTTGGCAGTGTTGTTAGAAGTTCTTGTATGATTTTTTCTAATTAATTTATAATGTTTTCTCCTTTTTATCTTATTTAGAAATAAGTTATTACTATCACTTCTCCACGACCACCTGCTCCTCCTGCTCCTGCTGTAGCTGTGGTAGTTCTTGAGTTAGAACCTCCACCCCCACCTCCGCCACCGGGGGCTCCTCCAGCACCTCCTGAACCAGCTACGGCAAGACCAGCTTCTCTTGCACTACCCCCACCACCTCCATCACCGCATCCAAATCCACTACGACTAGTCCCAGCAGCACCATCCCCTCCACTAGTTCCTCCAGCACCACCACCACCTATCACATAACTCCCGTGCTTACCACCTGCTCCTCCGGGTATAGCACCATCTTGACCATATGAACCACAACCTCCTCCTCCTGCCCCATATAAAGAACTTCCACCTTTTATTCCAGGGTCAGCCGCACCTGCATTTCCACCACCACCTCCGCCACCATATTCTGCATTTCTTCCGGGTAATCCACTATCACCACCTCCTCCTTGCCCACTTATACCATCTGCACCAGCAACACTAGCTGGCAGTCCACCAAGAACATCAGCAGTTGAAGCATTTGCACCCACTCCACCAGTTCCACCTCCACCTCCACCAGAAGTTGCAACTTGACCAATTGCACCTCCATCTCCAAATCCTCCACCGAAAGCTGTTAAATGACTTCCAAAAGAAGAAAGTGCTCCAGCTGTCCCATTTGAACCAACTTGGTCAACAGCACCAGTACCCCCTACTCCACTTGTACCCCCTACCCCAACAGTTACTGTTTCTGTAGCACCCAAATTACTTGCTATTAATATCTTTCTAGCTATAGCTCCTCCACCACCACCTGAACCAGGACTTGCACCAGTAGTAAAAGGAACATCTATTCCACCGCCACCGCCTCCGCCTCCTGAACCTATACAAATTACTTCTACAACTTTTGCCCCTGTTGGTTTTATCCAAATACCACTAACTGTATGAACGCCTGATTGAGAAACAGATGTATTTATAGCCGAACCCCCAAGCGTGGCCGAAACCTGAAAAGCGTCTGCTGTAAGCCCAGCAGAAATAACATAATAAGTTGTAGCAATCGCCAAGCCAGTTGGTAATGCACCAGTTGTTGAAAGCACAATCGTATTTCCAGCGATAAATCCGTGAGCTGTTTTAGAAAATACAGCAGGTGATGCAATCGTAACTGTGAATGTTCCGCTTAGAGCAATAAAGATTTGAATATCTGCTGGGTGAATAAATCCATCGGGAACTTTTCCAAGTGCGTTTAATTTTGCTACTTTTCCCTCATCTCCTGCACCTGCGGATGCTGATACGAAGTCTGATGCTAATATGTTTTCTCCTGCTGTTATTGCCATATATTTTTATGCTGGGTTAAGGTCAAATTGTACCGTCACAGTCAACGATTCGTTTGCGGATTTTACCCACCCCCCTGTGAGGACTCTATTAAACATTTGACCGGTGTTTATGGTCGATGTACCGTCTATGAATGTTCCAAATTCTTGGTATGTTCCATTTGTGTCGGACTTGCTGTAGAAAAATCTAAGTGTGGCGCTGTCTGTTGTCCGGCTATAAGTTGCTACCTCTTTTCTCTTTACTTCTGTTACTAGTGTTGTCTGTGCGTCATTGACTGCTGTGGCGCTTGTCCCTAGTGCGCCGTAGTTCACGATGCCGGTGTATGTTGTGTCGTTTGAAAGTCGACGAGCAAAGACTTCACGTCCTACTAGTACAATCTGATTTTCGAATGTCTGCTCTCTAAATTTGCAGATTTCTTTTAGTCGATTTACTTTGGCTTGGTACACTTCTTCCAGTATGTCAATTGCTAGATTTAAGAACGCGTCAATGTCGACTGCTTCTTGGCATTCGATTTTGAAGCTGGTCATGGTTACCAATCCTTTTGCAAATTTCTTTTTTTCGTGGATAGTTTTTTCTAGTGTCATATGTATTTAAATTATAACATTTTTAAGCCCACTCAGACAAATTCCACTTTCCCAATGGCGACCCCGATGTGTATTTAAATGGTGGCGTTTGTATGGATGCCGATGCTGGTACTACTGCATCTTGGAATTGCAATGTGTCTGTGACGTGTTCGATGGTTACAATTTCCGCCTGCGTGGATGCATCTACTCCCTCTGCTTGCTGGCTTGCTAGGTTTTCTAAAAACTCTTGAATGCCTACAATTTTTCCACCGAAGCGTATCATATAAAGATATTCTGTACTTGATCCGTCCAATACTTTTATTGTCATTTCTTGAATTAAAAAAGTAGTAGCAGAGGAGAGTCCTTGGGTTGCTGATGTTATTGTGATGTACTGTCCGGGTTTGAATACGTTCGTTGGCGACGCTAGAAGTCCTGAGCGTGTAGTTATCTTTCCATCTACGAGTGGCATACTAAATTCTGCGATCTCCTGCATCGCACGTTCTTGGGCTTCTTCAAGTGATCCTATAGAGTTGTCTTTGATGGTGTATTCATAGATTCCGTCTCCTCCGTCGAGTGCTGCAAAGAATGCGATGCTTGCTGGATCAGTTAGTTGCTGGACGATTGGTATTCTTGGATAATAAACAATATCAATATCAGCCCCTACGATCGGTGTTGTCTGTGCATCCGTTTGTCGGAAACTTTTTCCAGAGAAACTGTAGACGTATATGTCGGTGTCGCGTTCATTTACGTCTAGTGAGAATTGTCCGTTTACTGCGTTGAGTGATATGCTCACCACAGCATGCGGCTTTTCTTCTAGCTCCCACGATCGCGTCGTGCCATCCCCCTCGTTGTGTTCAGAGATAGACGCTAGCGACCCCACTCCATCAGTGTTACCGATTACGATCACGGAGTTTCTGACTTGTGAGGTGTCGTATGAGATATTTAAACTGTCTAGATTTGTACCAGCATCTGTAAAGTTCTCCGGTGCTGCGGTAGCTGTTTGTGTTTTAAAGTATAGCTTGAGCTCGTAATCCACCCACCACACATATCCGGTTAGCTTTGCCAGCTTGTCAAGGCACGCTTTCATGCTGATGTGATCGAAGCTCACTGTGTCTATCGTTGGGCCAGTGGCGACGTTTGTCAGGTCAAAGCCGTATGATGCTGCGACATATTCTCCCATCAGGTTTGTTACGATATAGTTTAGGGTTTGATTGGTGTATGCTCTACGTGCGATCTTGCTATTGAAAATGTAGGAGTAGTCCGATGCCTCTACTGCAAAAGTAAATAAACTCCCTTTGCCGTATTCTTCCGGTTGGACTCTAGATATAAATCCAGCAAACAAAAAGCGAGAGCCATCTTTAAATATGATTTCTGCTCCCTCCTGTGGTGCGTTCGCTATGCCCTTGGTTACAATCTCCAAGTTCATGACGTTGGTCTTTCGGAGTGTCTCTTTAATTACTGCGGAGTCTGTTTTGTAGTATGGGAGATAGTTGACTCCGGCTATGGTTAATGTTTTGGCCACGGTTTTTTATGCTGGTTGTAATTTATAAATTCGCACTACGTCTCGCATCGCAAGTTCCAATTGGGCCCGAACCACATCGATGTCTTCTTTGCTTTTGAATTGTGGATAGTTTAAGTTGAGTATTATGTTTGACCCCCCTCCTCCGTTTCGCGCTCTACCTGCCGGGATAACCTCCTCGCCTCCGTGTGCTATGATCGGCACTGCTTGTCCTATTGCTCCCGGTACGGTGCCTCCGTGTTCGAAGCCGAGTATTTTCCCTACCTTTTTACCAACGCTTGATACTGCACCTTTAATGCCTCCGCCTACTTCTGACATTTTGTCGATCAAGTATCCCACGTATTCGATGGCGCTCTTTACCATGTCTATAAAAGTTTTAATTGGATATACAAAAAAGTCGATGATGTTCGCTGCAAATTTTGAGCCGAGGGCTATGATGTTTCCAATGACTTGAACCCATCCAGTTATTGCGAGGGTAATCGCATACACCGCTCCGATTAAAACTACCCCCACCACTTTTGCGATGAGTGTAAGTATCGGCTCTAGTGGTTTGAGGGACTCCCATAGTTGCTGGATTGCTGGCATTAGGTTGTTAACGAACATCGCATATATTTGATCCCATGCCCATTTAAATAAAGTTATGATTCCAGTCTTCTCGTCTAGTGCGTCTGCTAGTTCTACCATCTTATCCTTGGCCAAAACAAAGCCAGCGATCACTGCTGTGACTGCTATCACGGTTAGGGTTATTGGACTTGCTAAGAGGGCAAACCCAGCAATGATTGCCGGTAGTGCTATTCCTATTATGCCGATCACTGCCACCAGTCCTGCGAGTCCTCCTACCAATAATACGATTTTTGCTATCAGTTCCGGATGTTTGTCTGCCCAGTCAGCAAACCTTTCAATTATTGGTTGGAGTTTTTCCAGTAAACCTGCGAGTGCTGGAGCCAGTGCCTTGCCGATGCCCTCTGTAATGTTTTCCTGCGCTCTTTGGAGCTTTGCCATCGCTAAGTCCACCCCACCTACTGTGTCTGTGGTCTCTCTCAGATTTTGTGCTAGCCCCTCTGTGATTGCTGCTACTTTTTGTGTCTCCGTTCCTGTCTTTATTAATTCTTGTTGATGTTCAGTGAAACGGATTCCCATTTTTTGGAGCATTCCAAATTCTCCGCGCATTGCTTTTGCCATAATGTTGGCACTTGCCACGTACTGGTCTCCGCTTGCGTTCAGTCCGTTTTGATTAACAGTTAGATCTGCAAGTGACTTCGTCAGAGCTACTACGTTTTTACCTTGTAATCCAAAAGTAGCGAGCTGGGCTACTCCCATCTTTAAGCTGTCGGCATCCACCCCTGCTTTCTTTTCGAGTGCAGTTACTTGTCTTTCTATTTCTACTACTTGCTCACGTGTACCTTTTGATATTCCAATGATGGCGTGTTCGAGTTGTCTTTGCGATCGCTCTACTTCTGCGTATGCCGTTATGCTTTTATATGCTACCGCTGCAATACCAACAAACGCCGCAGTCCCCACAGCTGCCATCGTTCTGAATGCCGGTTGCATGCCCTCCACCTTGCCTTTGAATTTATCAAGCGTGGCGCTGGCTTGGTCTTTGGCTTTGATTATTATATTGAGTGTTTGGTCTCCGTTCATTTTGTTATTTGCTTTTTGATTTCTTAGCGTCAATTTCCATCTTCTTTTTTATGAGATCAATAAACCATAGCGGTTGGTTTTCATAAGTCTGCCAGTCCCATCCATATGCTTCACAGATTGTGACTACAATCATTTCGTCGACTAGGCGTCCTGCGATGTAGTTGGTGAGGATTCGTTTTTTTTTTCGGTCGTCCCGGAAGTGTACTGATCTATCTCCGTCATTAATACCGCTAGATCTTCTTCCCTTAGTGCCATCGCGCTGTCATATGCTTCTTCTTTACTTCCACCGTCTACGGAAACTATCAGCATTTTGAGTGCTAGTTCCTGTGCTTCAAACACGGCCAAAACAGGCACTTTGCTCATTGCCTTTTTCTCTCCTACTCCATTAAAATCTCCGGCAGTTATGTCTCGCATGTAGAGTGCCGTTATCTTTCGCATCTCTCCTCCTGTGATGTAGTCATAGACGACTACTTTGTTTCCACTAGGTGTTACGATTTCTTTTGTACTTCTTGTTTGTGTTGTCATTGGTTTTTTGATTTAAAGTTTTAATAATTATGCTTTGTCGTACACACGAGTCGATGCACTGTTCACGTTATTTATTACGACTGCTTGGATTTCTAGGTCTGTCGCTTCGTACTCTACTGTAAATTCTTGAGTCAGCACTAGGAGTCCGTCTATGTTGTATTCTACTGGTGGCTTGGTTAGGATTAAGCGACCTAGTTTGAATTGGATTGTTTCTAGTGAGGATGACCCTATGAGTGACCCTATGAATGAAACTATCAATGCGTTCTTCGTGTTGGCTTGGTACTTCGCTAGCTCTGTGGTGTTTTCAAAGTGTAGAGTATAACTTCCGGTTACTTCTAGGCGTCCCATCACTAGGTTGCCATCGGTGATTTCGTTAGATCCAGATAGGAATGCTTCGTCAAGAAGTACATTGTTATTTATACTTAAAGTGAATGCTTTGAGTGGTGTCGCTGAGTTGCCTGTTGCGTTAGATAGTGATGTTCCAAATTTCGCAGTGTATTGATGGTATGCGAATTCTGTTTCATTTGCGTATGATTCGCTGATCGTATCTGTACCGGGGAATTGTCCGATGAGTTCTATGGTTGATTTAGCATAGTCGTCTCCTACTTCAAAGTTCAGCGAGTTGCAGACGCAGTTTAGGTACTGGACGGTCTGTACGCCTCCCTCCTCGATTGTTAGGGTTGCTGTTCTTGGTATAGCGTTGGTGTTGTTTACGGTGAATGTGTGAGTGTATGCTGAATCAGAGATACCGGAACTTGAGACTCCTCCGAGCGCTAGTGATAGTGCATATGGCATGTTCTTTACGTCCGGAACGAATCCGAGTGACCCTTGCGCATACTTCCTGCGTATCATTGAGTTGGAGGACATGTTTCGAAGTCCTCTCGCTGATGTAAAATGTGACTTTTCAGATATCCCTTGGAGAGAGAACTCTGTCCAAGGAATAAAAACTGTCTCTGCGACAGCTGTGCCGGGTGTTGCGTATCCCTCGATACCTAGTCCGACTGCTACTTGTGTTCCACTTGTTTTTGCCATGTTTATTTATTGTTATTTTTATTTTTAAATTCTTCTTTTTCGACTTTTGTTTCTGATCCGACTGGAGTGATCTCCGGCCACGCTAGTATCTGTGCTTGGGCTTCTTCTCCATGTGGAAGTTCTTTTGTCTCGCCCTCTGATATTGCCCATTCTAATTTTGGAAACGATATTGCTTTTGTTGATGTTACTTTTGTCATTTTTTTATTATCTTAATTGTGAATAAGTTGCTATAAACTCGACCTGTCCCTCCGTTGCGTATCCCTCTGCGGATCTTCGCCCTTGTGTCAAGCCGTAGCTCACTTGAGTTATTGATCCTAGATTCGTCCGGAGGTTGTACGCTGCGTCGACGATTTGATTTCTTCGTAAAATATCAAGTATGCATTTGCCGTCTTTCAGCTTATATGTGGTCTCCTCCCTCCCCTCTATTATATCATAAAGTTGCGCTATACCGGGAGTCATGCTCTGCTCATCGCTCCTCTCTGCCCTGATGTCTGTTACGACCGTCAATGTGAGTGTTATTTCATGAGAGTCTTCGGCGTTGCTGTGTGTGCCTACGGATGTGTTTGATTTTGAAATTATCAGCGCTGGCAGGTTGGATGCCGGTATCCGGAATGGGTCTCCTTGAAAGAAACTTCTAAAGATGCCCGGCATTGCGGTTTCTATTAGTTGTCGGTATTTTTTTATGATTGGGTCTTCGTACATTTTATTTATTGTTTACTTTTTTGTACCAGTAAGTATGAAAAACTTTCACTACGATTTCTTTTTGCTTGTTTCCTAGCTTCATTATAATACGACGAGGGAGTTTACTGCGTGGTGTTTTTGATTGGTGATACTTGAAGTATGGTGATTGGTTTGAAACTACCCCCTGCATCCTACTAGACTCTGTAAAAAAACTATTTTTCATGACTCCTGTCCGAATGAGAATGTCTGCTGGGTATCCTTGCTTCAGCTTCTGCGCTAGGTACTGTGGTTTTAATGGTTGCCATTTCTCCTGTATCGCTCCTCCCTCTGTTCGGAATACATCGTTTTCAAAAATACTTTTTAGCTTCTCCGCAGCTTCTCCGAATGCTGGTGTCCAGTCTTTTACTTCTTTCCCAATTCCACGAAGGCGACGCACTAGCTGGGCATCTCCCTCAATGCTCCAAGTAAGATCTAACATTTAGAATTTTTGTCCCATCTTAAAAAACTGAGCCGGCCCTGAGTGATCGTCGACCTCGTCAGGATATCCTACTATACCTCTACCGTCGCTTGTGTTTCGTGTAAATTCAGTACCGTCTGTGGCGATTAAAAATTGTACACCGTCTCTAAGGGATTTTAATATACCACGTGCTTCTCCGAGCCACTTCACGCCTTGCCCATCAGGGCCGTATTCTTCAAAGTCTATGTATCCGGCTGCGAGTAATTCACAAATTCTTTGAACGAGTGGTGGTATAGTTGCTAGAGGTAATGTATAAATTCTAAAAAGCGACGAATTTATTTCGTTTTCTGCTTGCATTCTTTTTCTTTCTATTCGTCCATCGTCGATATATGGATTATTTGTGAGTCCTGCCTGTACTCGTATTGCGTAGAGCGATGTGTACCGTGCGCTTTCGTCCGCTAGTACTGCTTGGCTATCTGACGCATCGGTTTCAAGAAGTGATACTGAGTTGTAGTATGTTGCCTTGAAGTAGGTATAAGAGCTTGCGGAGTATTCTAGAAGTGTTCCTTGTGGATCGTCTACTTGTATTGCTACCGGTGAGCCGTCTCCGGTTAGTTCTGTGTACGCTCCATTAGCTGTAAGCGCCCCATAGAATTTTCTTTTGTCGTATCGGTAGACGGTTATTGGCTCTCCTTTTTTGTGTGCAAATAAAAGCGTTGCTACTCGCACGTCTGTTCCGAGTACCACTAGTTGATTTACTTTTTGGAGTTCAGCTTTTTCACTACCCTCTCTACCTATCACTATGAAAGTATTTTCTGCAATACCTCCGTTATTTTTTAGTACAAGTGTTACGCTACTTCCGGCACTTACGTCTGCGTCTAGTGTAGTGCGTTCTAGTTTTATAAAATCTTCGGTTGGTGCTAGTAGTGTTCTCATATTATTGTTTTATCGTCTCTCTTGGTTGTCAAAATATGGCGATCCTTATTCTTTAATAATAACACATTTATGTCCTGTTTGTATACGATTGAAAAAAGTACGGTGATTCCTTTCTTCGCCTTAGTAATAACAGAGCTTATAACAGAGCTTATAATTGAATCTACCAGAGTGATAGTTTCGGTGAGTGTTTTACCTAGTTGTTTTACCACTGTATCCACTACGGTCACTACCTCTGTGAGTGTTCTCGCCGTCTGCTTATTTACTACGTCTACTAACGCCACCACGTCCGTGAGTACCTTTGTCATTTGGCGCGTGATTGTATCCACTAGTGTGACCACTTCCACGATTGTCCTTGCTGTGCTTTTTTGGATCGTATCTACAAGTGTGGCGATGTCCGTTAAAGTTCTTGCTGTGAGTTTGTTTACCGTATCCACAAGTACAGTAGATTCTATTAAAGTAGACGAAAGTGAACGATTAAAATAAATGCCCTGTCTTCCTTGATAGTTTATGTGTGCCTTTATTGGAAATGTTCTACCGAATCTTGCCATATTAGTAAGTTGAAGCTCTATTAATTGCTTGTTTGAATCGTTTTGGAGGCAGAAAGACTGCGGCGGCAGGTGCTTTTATTTCTGCTGCTATACCTATCCATTCACCTATCCATTCATCACCTGCTTCACTCCCAGAAGCACTTGCAGTTGTTTCAAATGTACCTGTGCGGACTTGTGTTTCTGCTCTTTGGTCAAAACCAGAAGCACTGGTAATTTCATCCATCTCTGTCCAGTTAGTTCTTGGTGTTATTGGATTATTGCGGTCATTGGCAAATCCAGCGACTGGTCTATTTTCACTATTACCTGCTGCTGATAAGGCAATAGAAATGGAATTTGCACTTGTAACAGTTCCAGTTGGAGCTTGAATGAAGGATTGAACCACTCCATTAGCCACATCAGTTCCTGATGCACTCATAAAGAAAGCACGAATACCCATTTGAGTTTCACCTGCAAAATCAAATGTTGTAACACCATCAGTAGCTCCACTACCATTTGCACCAAATAAAGTGCAACGCATATATCCTGCATTTTCACTCGTTAAGCTCACAGTCGCTATTTGAAACCAAGTTAAACTATTTCCCGAAACAGTTGGAATGACAGAAGCACCCGAAAATTTAGAATTAAAGACAAATAAAATAATCAGCTCATTTGGAGGTGTCCAAGACGAAGAAGCATAACTAGCTGCATCAGTTCCGTCTACTTTGTCAGGAGTATCTTGGTCTGTGAATGTTATTGCCATAATGAGTTGCCATTTTAGATTTCTACTTCAATCCAACAAACTGCGTTTACTGCTGCGGCTGAATGAGTACGAATACGGCAAGAGTTACCTATAACCAAGACTGGTTCTTGTCCGAGTGGAAATTGGTAAATGTATTGATTTGTTGGAGCTACGAGTTGAGCATCAAACAAACGAGTAACTGTAATTGTACCCTCAGCAGATGCAGTAAATCCTGTTGCTGCTGTTCCCATTGTAAGACCTGCCACAGATGCTACTGCTTGATCTGCTCCAGCTAACTTGTGACAATCTGCATCAGCGAGTGTTGTCACTGTTGCGAAAACTGTTCCTGTTTCCAGTAATTCTACTGGTATGGGAGTAGCCGCAGCACTTCCATCAAATGAAATTCCCCAAGCAACAATTTTACATTGGTTAAAAGCCTTTAATTGAAGCAAGGTTTTGATAGCAGTACCAGTAGTTACGGCAACGAACTTCGCAGTCGTTGGCATCGCACCATTATATATTCTATATCTTGACATTTTTTATAAAAAATTAAGTTACTAATCGACGTCTATCTTCCATGTGATTTGCAATGTGTCGCCTGATACTACGTTAATCGCGGAGAATGTCTGCCTACATAGGATCGTGCCGGTTGGTGTCGCATTGAATGCTCCTGACTCTGTGACTGCTAGGGTTGCTGTGATTGTGAAAGAAGTCACCAGTTGTGCTGTGTCGTTTGTAGTGTCTGTGGTTACCAATGAGACCGATGCTGCTTTGTGAGTGGTGTTTGATGCTCCACCCTCATCCCTCTCTGTTTCTAGTGCTGTGTCTGCTATATTAAATGCCGTAGTGCCGATTCCGATTCCGATCCAAGCCGCCGCCGCTGGTGTACCTGATCCGTTGATTCGTCCTGCTACTAGCGCCTTGCCCACAGTTGGTACTCCGTTTGATACGTGCATTTCAGTCACCCAGTTTCCTGTGATTCCGTTGATACGCAAACCGTAAAGTGCTAACTGCGCTCTGTGTCCCGGCTTTACGTTTCCATTCTTGTCATATGGACTAAAACCCTCACGAGCTTTTTCCATAATTGAACGTCCGAATGAGTTCAGCTGGAACATTGACTTTAGCTTTCCGTCTTTATCTATAAGACGGTACATGACGTTTTCTGTCAGTCCCACCTTAGAACCTGATGTTTTCTTTTTTAAATTTTCTACTTTATTCATGTGTTTTTTATTTTGTCACCTCTCCGTTGACCACTTCGGCGTCAATTAACTCTTTTTGTAAAGCGTAGACGTTTTCGTTGATAGCATTGTCTTCCTTGTTTGCTTCTTTTTGTTCTTGCTCTAATTGCCACCCAGCGCGGATCTTCTCCACTACCTCCACTAGTTCGTCTGTAGTTATTACTGGATCGAGTGCATGCTTTTGGGTACTGACTACTTCTTCACCCTCCTCCGTGATTGTTATCACGTCCACTGTAACCTCCAAGAAGTCAGTTCCAGTTGCCTGATGTCTGACTTTCTCTATTCCTTTGATTTTTGCTTTGTATTCAATCATTTTATCTAGATGTTTTCTTTAGGAATAAATCCAATGAGTAGGTGAATGTTGCGTCTCCATCTGCGTCTACGGTCACTGTGCGGAATCGGAATCTGTCTCCGAATCCTATTTGGAGTGCTGCGGATGCCGCTTGATCTGCTGTAAACGCTACGGAGTTAGCTGTAGTGATAGGTGTTGCCTTGAAGCTCATTATAAATTTCTTGACTCCTCCGTTACCGAGCACTTGAGTAAAGTGTCCGATGTTTATAAATGATACCCCTCCGTCGAATGATGTGTCTAGGTACACGTCTAAGGTGTCGCCTACGTCTGTTGCCGCTGCGGTTACGTTCAGCACTGCCAGCGCGAGGTCAAAGGTGTCATTTATTTTTAATCCGTGGTTAGTGTAGATGCTATATGTGTTTGTATCTAAGAAAATATCCACGCTAATAGACAACTCTGTAGCGCTATCTATGCCGGTTACTAAGGCAAATTTACCTGTAGTTGTATTTTTTATAATGTCACCGACAGCGATCAAGCCGTTCTCTCCGGCTGTAGTAAATGCTCCAGCGGAGGATGTTAGCTTGTTTGCGGTTGACGCGGTTGCTGTTCCGGACTTTCGCAAGTCCTCGTAGCTGGTGCCGTACTCTGTGGTAGGCGTAGCGAGTGCTGCCGATGCTCTAAGGATTTGTTTAAGATTCGATGCCATTGTGGTTTATGTTTAAAGGTCAGCTCCGTCTCCGGTACTTTCCTTTTTTAGTTTACTGTCTTCAGGCGCGTCGACAGGTGCGTCTGTGTTATTTTCTACTGGCTCTGCGTCAGCTAGACGCTTTGCTCTGATCGCTTTTATGATGTCTACTTTATTGGTGGTCTCCTTTACCTCCTCCACTTTTTCTTTCTTTGCGATATTCAGCAATTCCTTTTTATTTAGTGTATTAAGGCCGTCTCCATCTTCCGCAACAGCGTCTTCGTCTTTCTTTGGCCCCCACGTGTTCTCCGGCTCTTTCTCTGCTGGCTCATCGCCTACGATTTCTTTCTCGTCAGCAATTACTTCTTGGGCTTTTGCTAGTGAGTCTACCGCCGGTATCACTCGGAGTAATCCGTCAGTGACTAGAGATCCGAATTCAAATTCTACCCCCTCTATGATTGTGTCCTTTTGGTAGACGATTCCATTGTGCTTTATGTTTGATTTTACTAGAAAGAATGTTGTCATTGTTTTTATTTTGAATTAATTGTTATTAAGCTGTGGAGCTGATTACGTATTCGACGAATACTATCATTTTCCCGGCAGTCAATGCTTGACCCCCTACTACTACTGAGATTTCTCTTTCTGCTGTTAGTTTCAAGTATGACAATGCCTTTCGCGCTGCATCTAGGACTGTCGTGTCTCCTGCTACAGTTGCCATTGCAGAGCTTCCGTGCAGACCTCCGCGGATACCTGCGTCCCATACGTCTCCTGCTGCGGATACTGCGATTGCTGATACGATGTCATTGGCCGCCTGTGCTTGAATTGCGATTGTACCTGCATCTGCACCTGCGGTTGTGAATGTAGTTATAACATCCCACCATGAGTTGGTTATAATTGCTCCTACTGGCAAATACACCCCCAATCCATATGTCGCTGTTGGTCTCTTTGTAGAGTCTGCTGATGGATCAAAGAGTGCCTGCGCCAGATACCTTACAGAGTTTCCACTTGCAAATGTGACGCCTCCTCTCTTTACTCGGTATTGAGGTGCTAGTTGTGCTTGGTTTGATCGTTGAATTGTCATGATTTTTATTATTCGCTATGGGCGGAGCTTTGAGTTCCGTCCTGCATTTCTGCGAGCGATGTTATTATTTTATTAAGCTACTGCGTTTTTGACAAGGTACAGAGCACCTACTGCTACAATTTTCTGAATGTAGTTGTCTCCACCTACGCGCACGTATGTACCCTCTCGGTCTTCGTCTCTCCAACGTTTTACTGTTCGAGTTCCGTATACGAATGTAAGTCCTGCGGTAAGAGTTTTGATACCCATCTTTGGAGCTACGTAAGCTATGACTGCGTGTTTACCCCATACGTATGACAAGCTGTCTGTCTGACCGTCAACAGCAGTGTTCTTTCCTGCCTCTCCGATAAGTACTTTTTCAAGCTGGAATACACGGGCCAAAAGGTCTGCTGTTATCACTCCGAGTGCTGAGTACTTCACGCGGTCGATAATATCCGGATGGTCTACGAGCACGTCAAATACTTGCTGTCCGAGTATTAATGTGTTTGGCTTATTAAATGTTGCTGACTGAATGTCTGAGCGTGCTTTTCGGATGTCCCCAATTGGATCGGAGTTATTGTAGTCACTCCATTGTGATGTTCCGGATAGGGTTGTGTTCTGTGTTACTAGCCCTGTGTCGGTTAGGATCGTTGCAAGGTTTTGCTCACGGTCAAGCTGAAGCTTTTCGGTTAGCATTTCTGTTTCGTCTACTATTGGATTAAGAGACGCCTCTGCTTGGTCTTGAATTTCGTCTGCAACGAAGCCCTTGAGTGCGTGGTCGTCTGTTATGAAACTAGCAGTTGAAAGCCCGAAGTCCACTTCGTTTGACGGAGAGCCGGCTGCACGCAAGCTCGCATCTATTTTAAGATTACTCTTATCATAAATGTAATACTTGCCGGTTTGCTTACTTACTTTTACTACTGGGAACACTGAGTCTGCAATGAACGCACCGTTGGTGTATTTAACTGATACGTTCGAAAGAGCTGGGTCTATAACTACGTCTTGTTGTACTAACATGATTTTTTATTTTTAGGTTAATTATTTTAATAGTTCGACTGGGACTAAGCGACTGACAATGTAAAGATTCCGAGCTGGACTTCTATAATGTCTCCACTCGCTGCTGATGCTGTACCGATGTACTTTCCAATCACAACGTCCCTATTGGTCGTTGTTGCGACTGCCTTACCCGAACCGTCTGATGTCACCCATGCTCCAACGGAGACAGCTCCACCTGCGATTACTTTCGCTGTACCAAGGAATTGCACGAGCGCTCCCTGTCCTACTGCTGGTTTATTCCTAACAACTCCAATAATTTTATCAGTTGCGGCGGCGGCGAGAATCACTGTGCCGTCTGTGTGTTGCTTTACTATGAAGTATTGTTTTGTCGCTAGGGACGTCGCACCACATGGTAAAGTGAATTCAAAATCTTTTACAAATTTAGTCATGGTTTTTCTTTTAGGTTATTTTTATAATTATAAGTTATTAATTCTTACCTTTTACTGTTGGAAGCTCCTCATCGTATCTCTGTTCTAGCCCTTGGTTTTCACTCATGACTTCTTTCAGAGCTTCTGAGTATCTCATTTTAGGGTTAGCAGTGATTTTCGCTGCGATCTTTGCTTCGACTTCAGCTTGAGCAGTTCCCTCAGTTGCGGTGTGACTTACTCCCACCTCTTTAAATGCTACAAGCGACGGCAATTGACTGGTAATCGCTGAGAAAGAAGTTCTTTGCTCCTTACTCAATTTCTCAATAAAGGCACGGAGGTTGTCCTTGCTCTTTGGTAGAAACTTACCAGCTTTATTGCTTTCACTAAATACGAGATTAGCAGTGATGCCGTCCACGTTTTTCCTTTCAAGCTCTGCGAATGCCTGCGCTCCCTCGTCTGCTTTCGCACGTAGGATTGCTAGTTCGCTAGCGTTGATTGTCACCATTTTCTTTTCTGAGTGTTCTTGTGTTTCTGTGGACTTCGCTGATCCGTCTGCGTTTAATCCAGCTACTACGTTAGCGTCTTCTTTTTCTTTCACTTCACGTGCAGTTTTTTCTTTTTCAGTTTCTGCTGGTGCTTCGACAGTGATGCCGAACTTTGTGCGTTGCTCGTCAGTGAGCGTCGCCTTGTTTTCTTCCAAGACCGCCTTGTCTTCGTCGGTCAATACGTCTACTTCTAATGCCAGTACTTCTTCTAATGTTTTTGTCATGGTTTCTTTTTTATTTAAATTACTTTTAATGTTTTTATCCGAGAACACTATTGCTTGTAACTCTTTGAAGTACGGTGACTTCGTGAGCGCTCCTCCTGTCAACACGTTTCTATAATACTCATGGCTTTCCGGATCCTCGTAGTCACGACACATTTCTGGTGAGAAAAACTTAAACTCTTTCTCTTGTAGTGATGTCAATCCTCGATTGTTCCATTCTACTTCTCCCCATAGTCCGTTATCGCGGGACTCGACCTCTTTGATCCATCCGACTGCTGGGAGTTCTTCAAACCCCTCATGCCCTGCCGTTATGAATACTCCCTTGCGTACACCTGCATTAAAGTTTTGTATAAATTCTCTAATGTCTGCGTTGTTTATAATTATCGGGCCGTAAAGGTCATGCTCCCACTGTCCGATTGGTACAAGGTGAATCTTCTCCGGGATTGCCGGTGAGTCGTCACCCTTATCGTCAAATTCAAAAGGAAATACTCCACGGAACTTATCATTTGTTTTTGATTGTTTAAATGTTTTTTTATTCATCGCTTAGTATACTTTAATTATAACACAACATTTACTATTCTGTTAACAAGTCAGGGGTGTGTATAACCACTATCTCTTTTTCTTCTCCTCTTTACGTCGCTCGACTTCGTCGCTTGCCGGTGAGTCTGTTCGTACGATCGGCTTCGGTGGTTGTATTAGTGCGTTCGGCTCTCCTCCGTAGTAATCGCTCACGTTGTCCGGTACTCCATCTATGTCCGGTTTATCCGGCTCCTCCTGTAGTATCTCTACCCATATGCCACGGCAGTTGCTATGGAAGCTATCCTCACTTGCCCAGCTGTCTTTTAGGTCTACGATGCGTCCGTCCATTGATAGGCAGAAATCGCACGTGTCTGAGTCTAGGATCTCGCTTCGCTGGAGTGCATAGATTTTACTTTCGTTACGGTCAAAGACGTCTTTGCGTCCCATGTTGATAGCTTGGTTTATTATCAGCCCAGTGGCTGCACCTACGGCTTTCCCTACGGCATTCTCTAACAGGATGTCTATGGCCCCTATCACCTGAATCAAGCTGGTGTATTTTTCAGTCTTCGGTTTTGCTGATAGTTTTTTGAGTCCATTTACTGCGCTTATCTTCGCCTTGCTCTCTAGCTCGACTGCTGCCCTCCATGCTATTGCATCTGCTAGGAGGTCTATGCTCGCCAATGTGTCGGCGCTGTTTGGTGGAGTGCCTACTTCCATCTCTGTGGATGCGTTGCTCTTTCCGTATTCGTATGCCTGCTTCATGAAATCTTTTAAAAGTTTTTTGTATTCGGATACAAATTTAATTTCTAAAGCTACCACAGCTTTCTTGTCGTCGTCTTCAAGTGCTTTCTGTAGTTTGGCTACGAATGCATCCTTAGCGGTATTCAATAATTCAGTTGCTTCTTTTTCGAATTTTTCCTGCAACGCATTCATTTTGTCTTCAATGTTTTTGAATGATACTTTTTCTTCAGTGAATGTGAGTTTTCTCCAGCTTATAAATCCTTTCCCATCGTCAAATTTACGCTCCTGTTTTACGTAATCATGCGCTTCAATTTTTTTTTTATTTCCTTTCTCGTCTACGGCATCATCCACTACTTTCTTTTCTTCTTTGCTTGGATCTTCTTCTTTACCGTCTTCTACTTTCTTTTCAAGTGTTCCGTCTTTTTTTTCTGCATTGGCCCCTATAGGATCGTCTATGTCTATGTGGTCTAGTTCTGTATCGATTTCTTCTTCAGTAACGTCCGGCAGTCCAAGCAACGCACGCAGGTATATCTCGTCTTTCATTGTCGGAGTTATTCCTTTTGCTGTTACAAGTTGACTGAATGCGTTTCCAAGGGCAGTTATGTCTACTCGGCTTATACTGGAGTAGTCTAGCTTTGGATACACTTCTATGTTGTCAAAGTTCATGTCAACAAGTTCCGGGATAAGATCTTTATTTATTACAGTTACGATACTGTTTGCGATTGATTCCATCGCTTTCAAAAAAAGATCTGTTTGATCTTCTGACAAAGCACGGCTTCCACCTCCGGACTGTGTTTGTCCGAGTTCTAAAAATTGCGCTAGCACGCTTTGTAAAATTTCTTTATTGTGGTGATTGATTGATCGCTCAGGGTCACGTGTTGTCCCTGCTCCCATATTCATAAACTCTGCCTCGTATCCGGGAGGAAGTATCAAATATCCACTTTCGTTTGCACGTAAATTACTTGCTGCGGTGATTGCCTTTTGCTCGTCGGTCTCTGTGTAGCCCATAGGCATTTTAATCATTGGCACACCGAGTCCTTGACGTTCGAATGCGACTGCGTCTATTTTATAAAAATTGTTTTTATGATACCAGTGCTTGTATGCCGCTCTTAGCATTGACGTACCCCACCAGTTGCCTCCCTCTTTTTCGTTTACAAAAATCAAGAGTTTGCTTCCGGGTATTTCTGCCATTCCACCTGTCTGCGTGATTTGCTGGATTCCGAATGTTCCGTCACTGAGTTCCCATGCTTGAATTGATTTCGGTAGTCTTGGTGCGAGTTTTTGTAGCGTCACGTATGTTTTTCCATCGTGGTCTTTTACTCCGTACACTTTTTCAAATAGCATAACTCCAAACGGTAGCATGAGAAGTGCCTCACGGACGATGTCGTCCCATGAGTTATCTATCCAGTCAAAGAGTGCATGTTCTAAAAATTCCGCAATCTCTACATCCTGCTTTTCTTGCGTTGCTGGGTTTACAAACCATTTAGCTCTACGGATCGGTAGGGAAGTGACAAGCATTGCTGCACGTACTGTTCCGTCTCCCTTTCGCATCTCATCGTATATTTTTATTGCCGCTACTCCTTGAAGGTTTGGGTTGTATTCCTCTGCGATGTTTCCTTTTGTCGCACGTGTTCCAGAGTCTCCAAGTTCTGCACGTGGGTATGCTCGCTTTAGTGGTATGCTTGGTTTTGTTTGAAGGTCTTTATTTGGCACGGTTACGACCTCCTTGTTTTTTTGTGATCTTACTATTTCGATGCCTAGTATTTTTACCATGTTTATTTTTATTCTAAAATTGTTTTTTTAAGAGACCCGCAGTGATTGGTTTTATTATCCCTCTATCTTTTTCTTTGTCGATTTGTTTTTTCACAATGGTTGTTTCTCGCTGTGGTATTGATCTTGCAAATTGTCCGAGCTTGAAGTGTTGGAGGGCACACATTGTAGCATCCGGTATGTGGTCGTCTTTCTTTACTGGTTTGTCCGTTCCATCTTGGTACCGATATCGTTTATACTGCCAGTAACATTCTAGATTCTCTACCCACGTGCCTGCTCCGTCTTCGTCTATTCTCCAAACCTTGCGCGGTATTTTTATTTTACTCTGTTCGAAGTGAGCTCTAAAATTTCCTAACATTCCCTCTTTCTCTTTTGAAAAAACTACCTCTACTACGGTGCATCCCAGCTTCTCTTTTGCGAGAGCGTTTTGCAGTGCGTTGTTTTCAAATTTTCCAGCACTGTCTGCGTATATAAAACGGATACCTCGCGCTCTCACTTTTTCCACAACGTACCTGATTATTTCTTCGCTGGGTGTTTGGTGAAAGTTTTTATTGTCGAGCATAACTATTACCTCGTCTTTGTGTTTCATTAATTCTACAACGGATGTCATAGAAGAAAATCCCCAGTCAATTCCGAGAACGTCTGTTGCGCCCTTAATATAATTATACCTTTTATCTATCTGTGAATCAAATAGCGACCTGTCAATATCTTCAGGTTTTAACACAAGCCCGGCTGCTGACGGCCTACTTCCGAGATACTCCACTTCAAACCAGTCCTCGGTTGGTTTTTCTTTCCACGCTTGTATCACGTTTTCAATCGGCACCCATCCGTGAGTATCTCCGGTGCGTCCTTTGGCGTGCTTCTTGAGTTTATCTATCCCACTTATGCGTGCAATCTCCGGTTGCTCCCAGAATGTTTTTGGGAATGGTTTGCATACGTCAAAGATGTCCCACTGTAGTCGTAGGTATCCTCGCTCGTCTGCGTTGTCCCACGTTTCTTGAAAGATACCGTATATTTTATGGAACGTACTCGCCATAACTACTAGAGGGTGTTGGCTTGAGTCCACCATCGGAAGTGCTGCGTGTATGAGTTCGTCTGCGGTCTCGCATGTCTCGTCGCTTATTAAAGCGTCCGGGTGCTTTCCACGGACTTGCTTGGTTGATGCGTTTACACTGGAGAAATAGTTACCGTCTACTCCAGCAGTTTCTATGGCTTTCAGTTTTCCAGCTACACTTGACATAACTGACGAGTCTATGTCGCAGTAGCTTTTGAAATAGTTGTACACGATCGTCGCCTGCACCGCACTACCTGCCATGTTTACTACTTTATATTTTTTTAAATACCACAGGTCAAAGCCCACCGTTCCCAGTAGTTTACTTTTCCCTCCTCCTCGCGGTGCTTTGATTATTATTCTCGGATACTCTCCACTCCAAATTTTCGCATACGCGTTCCGTATGACGTCCGGCCATTGCATTGGCTCCATCGCTGGAAATGCTATATGCATCTTGATCGGTTTCGTTAGGTATTGTTTCCGTAGGTCTCTCGTCCCAACGATTGCTTTCAACGAGTCTAGCGTTTCGAATCGCGCTGGCATCGTCGAGGAGTTCTCTAAGGTTATCATAGTGTTTTGTTTTCATTGGCTCTGGTAATGCGTCGATGAGAAAACGAATATCGTTTACTCCGACTTCGACCTTTTTTATTTCTGTCGTTTCCGATTTTTCTGAGAAGTCTTCAAACACCTGCATCCATAGTTTCTGCGACAGGGGATTCCCTTTGACTGCTGAGTGATACATTCCCTGTATTACATCCATTGTTTTTTCAAATGCCCACTTTTTTCTAAAATGGCGCACTCTTACTTCAAACTCCGGACGTTCTTTCCATACTGAGAGTGTGTGTTGATTGAGCTTGTAGAATTCTGCGAATGACTTCTGTGTCTCCAAGCCCATTTTTTCTTTGACTTTGAATGGTGTTGCGTACCATAAAATAAACTCTTCGTATTCTACGAAACGAACTACGCCCTTATGCAGATGTTTGTTAGTTTGTGTTGTCATTGCATTTCTTATAAACTCTTTACGATTCTTAGCTTTCTTTGTTATCGTACCTCATTTCGCCTCCATGTGCATACGCTATGCACTTGAACCTCTCTCCCCTCCCCTCTCTTATGCCTAGTTTTTGCTTATTTCACGTTAGCTTTAATGGCTTGCATAGCGTCACTGTGACTCATGTTCACTTTGTACATTGGGCTTACTAGAAAACTGGCAATTTCCCAGAGGTATTTATTTCTTACGTTGCGGTCTTTTTGTAAGGTGCAGTAATAAGCATATTGTCGACGATAGGCTTCGGCTTCTTGGTTTACCCTGAATACTGGATCATCGAAGTATCTCCTCCACCATACTTCCGGCCCACCGACTGCTTCCTGCTGATGTGCGTGTACGATCTCATGTTCTATCAGTTCCTGTGGCAGAGCTATACCAGCAGGGTTGTAGATTGTGTCTCCCCATGTGTAAATCGTAGCGCTGTCGTCTATGTCGAAGTGCTTGTGTGCCTCTTTAAATATAGGTGGTTTTTCGTTTATTATTTTCATTTGTAGTATGGTGATTTTATTGGCTTGGTTAAGTTGCCGGCTTTGTCCTTTGGTAGTTCTTCGGTTGAATCCAGTGTGTTGGCCCCTCTCGGCATATACTGCTGAATCTGTGTTATCACGTTCCGGAGCGCCCTCGTATACTCTAGGTTGAAAGTGTTGCTTGTATCGAACCCATTCGCCCACCTCTGTGCATAAATCGCCACTAGCCGAATCTCCTCCCAGTTTAATTTAATGTAGCCGTCGTTGACTATGTGCATCGGGCTGATATTAGTTTTACAATTCGGGCACGTTGGCTCGTTTGCTTGCCTCACCACGGTTGCAACGAATTCGCTCCGGCAGACCATGCAACGTATATCATTTTTATTATGTTCTAGTGTCATGTGGTTTATAGAATATATTTGCCGAATGCTTTTCGTCTTTGAGTATTTCTTGTAGACGATCGTCTTTAATTTTAAAAGCGCAGTCATCCTTGGAGCATTTCAGCACCTTAACCTTTCCCTCCGTGTTTTGTTGTAAGAAGTTTGCGTCTATTGGGCATCTGTCATCCTTTAGGTTTTGCCATCTCATTTTTATCTTTGGTCTGTCTGGGAATCCTCGGTTTTCTATAATCGATTTAAAGCGTACCTCATCGATGTGGAAGAAGCACTCAGTACACCTGACCTCGATGTCCTTTGTGAGCTCCTTGTCGCAGTATGGACAGAGCATTTTCCTTAGGTTTTCCCAGTTCATTAATTTCATGTCAGTATTTTTATTAAACATCGTGGATTGTCTTTATCCACCCCTCCAAGCTTTAGTAAAAGCTCCGGGATCACAAACCAGTTATCGTCTTCAATCACTCCGGTGTCTACGAGTAAGTCCATCACGCTCTCTGCTTTGTTTGAGAGATCTGCTTTGCGTTTATCTCCGGCATAAAACACGAGCTCCACTTGACTCACTCCTGTCAGCATGTTCTTTTGTGGCCACCATATCGGAAGAGTCTTCAGTTGGTCTGCATGCCAGTCTTCATGTGCTTGGCTTGGCACCATAAAAATATGATGTCCTCGTTGGATACGGCGCTTGCTATTCTTTTTGCTTGGCACTCTCCCTTGTAGGGTTATGGTGTTAATCATTTTGGAAGAGAGAAAGAGCCAAGTGGCTCTGATTCTCTATGTTATATTTTAATTAAGTTTTTTTGCTTTTTCACCGGTTGCTTTTTCCCAGCGTTTAATTATAACGTCCACGTATCTTGGATCCAGTTCCATGAGCCATGCCGTCCGCGTTATCTGATCTGCTGCGATTAAAGTCGACCCACTTCCACCGAACAAATCTAGTATCACGTCGTCTCGCTTACTAGAGTTCCGTATTGCTATTGTCACCAGCTTGATTGGCTTTTGAGTTGGGTGATCATATTTCTGTTCGCGGTGCAGGCGCCACACAGTTGAGTCGCCCTCCTCCTCTTTGGTGATGTTTTTCTTGACCATCTTCAGGAGTTCTTCGTCACTCATTTCTTCTGACCACTCGGTGTATTGCTTCCGGTCTCCGTAAAAATTCAGCTTTGCGTCTTTTTTGTGACAGTAAAGTATCGGCTCATGTTTCCATCGGTAGTCGCCCCATCCCATGCTCGCCACTTTCTTGACCCATATGATTTGGTTACGTACGTCAAATCCGGCATCATTGAGTGCATCTTCAAACTCTCGATGTGTTCTTGATGCGTAGCAAGTATAAAGTGCGCCATTCTCTTTTAGGTATGTGTGATAATTTTTAAACCACGCTAAGAGCATTACTCGAAAGTTCTCCTCGTCCATATTGTCGTTTTTGATTTTGTTACTGGTGTTCTTTCCTCGTCCGGAGTAGTTGACATTATAAGGTGGATCCGTGAAGACCATATCTGCCATACCCCCCCCCGTGAGCTTCTTTACGTCGTCAGGGTTTGAGCTGTCCCCACACATCAGTCTATGCCTCCCCAGCTCGTACAGCTCGCCCTGCTTCGACACAGGCGTTACTATCGCTCCTGCCTCCTTGTCTCCGTCAAAGTCGTCCTCTCCGTCTTCATTAAAGATCTTGTCAAGTTCTTTACTTTCCCACCCCACTTTTCGGAGCAGTTCTTCATCAAATTCTGAGAGCAGTTCGTTATCAAATTCTCCCTGATTTTTATTCAGGCGGAGGTTGAGCTCTTTTTCTTTTGCGATGTCCGGGATGTTTACCCATACCACCGGTACGGTCTTCATCCCCTTTTTCTTGGCGATGTCTAGTTTGAAGTTGCCTCCTATAATTATTCCCTTTCGGGCCGGTGCGCTGTTGGCGACTATCGGTTGTATAAAACCGAATTGATCTAGCGACTCAGTGAGTCCCTTTCTCGCGCTGTCTGTCCACTTGCGTGGATTGTAGTCAGCTGGCTTTAGTTCTTCGATTGGTACTTGCTCGACCGTTAGGTTTGTTTCCATAGCTTTTATACTTTAGCTTCGTCTCCTGCTTCAGGTTTTGCTTCTACTTCTTTACTTTCTTCTTTTTTCGGTAGCATGTCTTCTGCTACTTTCAAAGCTTCGTCACTCCAGTATGTTTTTTCAAATTCTCCTTTTTGTTTTTCGCATACTTCTAGTAATTTTTCAATTGAAGAAAGGATCTCTAGTGCGTCTTGAATAAGTATTTTTCTTGACTCTAGACGTTCCTTAACAGTCGTTGGTCTATGTGAGCCGTCGTCCATAATAACTTGGTCTTCAGGATTCGCCTCCTTGCGTGTTGTATCACTTTGCATATCGATCGTTCGAGCTATGAGGTTTCGTTTCCAAACGTTACGGTAATAAATGAGCCACTGTTTTGGCTCTAGGTTTGTTTCAATTAGCTCCTTTAAAGGTGGCATCGCACTTACTTTATTGTCGTCCATAATTTTTATATTAATTAATTTTTAATTTATCTCTGTACGTTTAAGTCCATATCTCCTGACACGTCTTCGGTGTCCGGAGTCCTATTGTTTTTGTCCTCTCTAACGTCTGCATCAGGAGCACCATTGTCCGTTATAAATATACCCATTTTACTTTTTACTTTTTACTTCTTTAAACATTGCCGACTGCAATGTCTCTACCTCGATGCTGACTGCTCCTACTAGCATTTCGGATGCTAGTGAGACTGGAAATGTTACGAGTGCTTGGGCTTCTGCTTTGCCTGACGCTTGTACAATTTTCACGATGGTTGCTTTAGTTTTAATTTTTGCCATACATTTATATTATACAATTAATTTTTAATCTTTGTCGCCTCCTCGACCTTTTTCCGAAGACGGTTACTTTCGAACTCTTGTTTACGATAGTCTTGGACACATCCCTCGCACCGGCTTGATCCTTGATTGCGTGGATACTTTCCACATTGCTTACATAGGCGTGGCCTGTCCGCTGTCATGGTTTCAACGATCGTCATTTTCTTGCCGTCCTTTGTCTCCTGTATTCTTGTCCCTGTTATTTTTAGTCCGTAGTTTTTCATGTTATTTTTTCCCTGTTAGTTTGAGCACGGTGTTGTCAAATAAATCTTTTATCTCTGATGGTGGCTTTGGCTCTCCGAGATAGTATGTGTTATTTTCTTTATTTTTTATTGTGAGTTGGTACCAGTCCTTGAAGTATGGCTCTATTACTATCACGCTCGACGGATGCACTATGATTTGCTTTAGCTGTACGAGCATCTTTTCCGAGTTTGCTTTGAGCTTCTGTAAGTCCTCCTCGTCGATGTCATAGTTCTTATTATTCATGCAATATATTTTATACCGTCGTTCTTGCCTCATACTATTATTTTGTTACCTTTACCAGCAGTTCCGACTGTTGTTTTGAAATGCTGTTTTTTAGTAAACCATGTGACGAGTCGTCGATCTATTTGGAATGTTTTTTCCATCTGCCATCGCTCCCTAGTGCCGGTGCCGTTCTGCTCTGTCCAGTATCTTTCAAACTTCTGCACCTCTCCCCATATCAGTCCTTTTGGTGCATTAGGGTACTTCACTGTGAGTGACAAAAGAAATGATGCGACTCTCTTTCCATTCTCGCTTTCCGTTTTGCTTCTCAAGTCCTGCACTCCCCCGAAGAATAGTTTTGTGTTTTGAGACGGTACTATAATTTGTATGTCAGCAAGTGTGCTGGTAGTTTCTTTTTTTACTCGTCTAATTTCAAGTAAAGAATAAATGTTGTTTGCTCCCGGCTCTCTTTCCACAGAAATAAAACCCTCCTTTTCTAAATTTTGGAGAGCTCGTATGACTGTATTGCGTCCCATGTGTAATCTTTCCATCAGGGTGGCGATGGATGGGAATGCTTTTTGTGTGTGGTTATTTGCGTATGCTGCGAGACCGGAATAAACCTTGTACATTTTCTCGTCCACTGATCCATGAAAAAGTAGCTCTTTGCTTGTCCATAGCCATTCTTGGTGGCGTAGGTCTCTGATTTCTAGGTTGTCTTCGGGCATAATAAATTTCTATAAAAGTTTTAATAAATTCCTGCACTTAGTATACTCTTACTCACAAGAGTTTGCAAAGGTCAACAAGGATGTTTTATGTGGATAACCTGTGCTATCCGAGGAGTCTAGGCCTTTCGTAGGAGTCTATAAATACTCCAGCAATCGCTTCGAGGGAGTCCGTCTCTGCCTTGCCCTTATTTACGTACACTTGTTTTATGGTGATTGTTTCTTCGAAGTGTTCTTGGATTTTGTTGTGAAAAACCTTAACTGTGCGCGGCACTGCTTCTCCTTTTAGAAAATTGAACCCCCTGCGAGTGATTGACCACCATGATTTCCTGTCGTGTGTGGTATCTTTGTCTCCGTTTTTCTTCATAACTTTGGCGATCAATCCCAGCTTGGAGCTGATGTTACCTCTCGCTCCGAGTGTGAAGTCTTTGATCTCTGTTTGTAAGTGTACCTTGTTTGCGTCAGTGAAGCTCATACCCTTATGCATGCGTCTGCTTATTACTTCTGCCATTGCGCAGAGGAGCTTGGCGTCTAGGTATGTTACTCTGTATCGGTATATTGCCATGCTCTCTCCGCAATTGGCGCAGTGCGTGCGGTCTTTTAACTCCGGTATAAGCTGTAGAATGTTCGTCCATAGGTAGTCCATGTTGTCTGCCATGTCCGGGTGTTTCTGCACTAGTCTCGCCACGATCTGAACGATTGGTCGGAACTTGCTTGCTTGGAATTCTTCTTTGCTTTTTTTTGTCATATCTACATTTTACTCTCTTATTAACCCTTGTCAATTCTTGGAGTGGATAACTAAACCAGCAGTCCAGCATGGACTCGCATGGCGTCTTAGTAGGCATCATTTTTGTCTGTGTATTTTTCTGTTGTTTTTATTTTTTTCATATTATTTTGTTAATGGTTTGTCTAGGGAAGAGAGGGCTACAAAATGCCTTGCTCATAAAGTTTCGTTCTCATTGTTTCTTTCTTGGCAATTTCAATACTTCCTTTTAAGATTTGTCTATTTGCTCGACCTATAACATTATCGCCCAAACTCAATCCTTTGAATGGTGCTGTCTGGCGTTCGTTTTCTTCTATTACTTCTTGGCGTTGATAATCTCGTTTACCTTGTAATTCTTCAAAATGGGGCGAGCAAGACATAGCACCACGGTATTCGTAAGTATCACTATCACTGAACATTTTTTTACATATTTGGCATTTATTCATATATCTTTATTCTTTAGGGTTAGTGTCTTGGGAGGAGAGGTTATATGCTATAATAATCTGAAAAGATGTGTCATAGGTCTATGGCTCATCTTTTTATTTTGCTTTGAATTCAACATCTTTGTCGTCAACTCCTTCTACTGAAGGAAAAACATCCCCCTCCCTAAGTTTCACTTGTTCTCCTATTTCAAGTTTTATCTCTTGTTTTTGTAAGTCATTTTTTATTATTCTTACAACTTCGACCAATGTATTTGCGATACGAATGTTTTGGGATTGGTAAGCAAGTTTTATGTGGTCAAATTTTATAATGAATCCATTATAAGTTTTTTCTATTATGTATTGTTTGTTCATATATTTTTAGGGTTAGTGTCTAGAGAGGCGAGGATAACCACTTCCTCTGCCTCAAAAAACGCTGATTGATAAGTTGGTTTGCTATAAGAAATAACATTACCTTGTATCCACGCTTTTCTTCCCCTCTCCCTCTCCTCTGCTAGGACTTGTGGAATAGATTGCTCTGCATCTCTTTTTCCCTCTTTATATCCTTGGTCGTATCCATTTCTCCATAGGTCTGGTTTGATTTCTGTGGGAGTCATTTGTTTAATATGTTATTGATAATGGGTTTTAGGTCGTCTACGAATTGGTTGTAAATTATGTCTTCTTTGATTCTATCTGTGGTAGGGGTATACGGAATATCTTTCTTCATATTACTTATCGCTTTCTCTATCTCCTCTTGCTTTGATTTTAGTACCGCCTTAACCAAAGATTCTATATCCTTTCTTAATTCCCCTGAAAATGTTTTTAACCAGCTTTTGTCTTCCATAGAAACAATTAGAGAATGTTTACAATTCCCATTGTTTGTGGCTCTTTCTTCTTTTGTGCAGTTGCACCCATTACTGTTGCATCGTATTTCTTCTCTCCAGTCTTTGTTTTCCATAGGTTTATTTAATTAAGTCTTTAACATTCACACCTTTCACCCTCTCTTCATCTGAAATTTCACAGTCATCTAGGTCTCCAGAAAGTCCTGAAACATTTCCAGAAAGTCCTGAAACATTTCCAGAAAGTCCTGAAATGTCTCCAGAAAGTCCTGAAACTTCTCCATGAAGTCCTGAAATGTTTCCAGAAAGTCCTGAGTGTATACCCTCGATTCTTATACCG